AAGTGCAAGGGTTGAGAGGGTTGTATACCCTTTTTATTCTTTTTTAAAAAAAATTAAAAAAAATATATTTATATCTGGCAATGGTTAAATAATCCTCGCAACCCTCCCAACCCTTGCACTTGTATGCAAAAATACCAGACAAGTTGGGTGTTAGGACGGAAAGTGTGGTATTTGTGCATTATTGTTTGTATGAGTAAATATGTCTACCAAATCCAAGGTGCGCTGCAAAGCCCAATGGGGAAATTCCTCGGCCTTCGAGTTTTGGTATGCAATGTAGACTTCTTGGATATGGTCGATGTACCTGTAGAGATACTGGACCATAACACCACCAAGTATCTGCAGTTTCGTTTAAGCATTACTTCTGAAGCGTTGGACATTCAGCGCTTACCTGTGGAAATACAAAATAGGATACGAACGCCGTTAGGGCGTTGGCTGGACCGTTGGGTCCTAGAAAACTTTTATGGCGATATTAGCAACCGAAAAGGTGTTAACCCTTGACTGGTGGAAACCAGCTAGTAAGTTAGAAGTCGGAGATTATGTGTTTGACAAGGACGGTAAAATCGTTCAGGTTAAACTCATTCAACAGTACTATTCCGAGAACTGCAAACGGGTTACCTTTAATGATCACCTCTCTGTCTCTGGAGACACTCACCTAAACTTTATGGTAGAAGACCTGAAGTACCGCAACCGGGTACATCAGTATGTCGGCCGCTTTCAATTTCGCAGACCACTTAAACAAAAGTCTGTAGAAGACTTAGGGGAGATTCCGCTTAGAGACAAACGAGAACGTCTTGTCTATTCAGTTCCCACCACACGCCCTTTAGAACTCCCCCACCAAACCTTACCTGTGCCGCCGTTTGTCTTTGGCCTTTGGTTTTTTAATAGAAAATCAAAAGGGCAGCTTAGTGTTGAGGGAAAATACCATGATGATGTTATCAATCGACTTAAAGACCATGGATATAAGATAACACTAGGACGTAAACGTCAAGGCAACCGACAAGAATTTACGATAACCCCTACAATTGAGTCACAGCTCGCGCCCAATATCCCCAATAAGATCACCAACAACTATTTGCTTGCTTCTCCCGAACAACGATTAGAATTATTGCAGGGAATTATCGTAGCAAAACCTGCGCAATACAGAGAAAAAGAAGACCGGTTTCGGTTTTCTTCACAAAATTTACCTACTGTACTGCGTATTCAAGCCTTGGTAGAGTCACTTGGCTCTAAAACTGCCATAGAAGTAAGCAAAACTAACAATACTTACAGACTTTTCTTTAAAACTCGGTTAAAATTGGTGAGTAACCAACAATCCCCACCAATAAAAGTGCATTTAGGGCGCAGATATATCAAAAACATCAGTTCAATTCCATCCCAAATGTGTGTGCACATCGAAACAACATCCAAAGATAGTACTATCTTAGTAGGGGAAGGCTTTATCCCATGTCGTTAACCCCAGAAAACGAACTAACGCTCAAGAAATTCATTGAGTCCAAAAAACATTGGCCTAAATCCATGCTCGACCTGATGACTTGGCAGGCAAAGTGGAAGCTGCAGGCCCTAGAACACCAGAAAGAGCCAGAGGATGGCGAATATGATACGTTTCTTATGTTGGCTGGTCGAGGATCGGGCAAGACGCATACGGCTAGTCATTGGATTGGCATTCGTGCTGCTACTTTTGACAATACAAGATGGTTGGTCACAGCCCCTACCTCAAACGATATACGTGCAACATGTTTTGAAGGAGACTCCGGACTTCTCAATATCATCCCCGCGTCACTTATCCGAGACTACAACAAATCACTGTTTGAAATCACTCTCATTAATGGATCTATTATTCAGGGCATCCCCGCTTCCGAGCCAGAGCGTTATCGTGGTAAGCAATACCACGGCGCCTGGTTTGACGAGTTGTGTGCTTTTGACTACATAGATGAGGCGTACGATGGTGTGCAGTTTACTTTGCGTCTTAAAGACGCACGTATACCGCGAGTGCAGCAAATTATCACCACAACCCCTAAGCCTAAAGAGCTTATTGTTGATCTTAACGAAGGTAAGGTTGGTGGTGATGTCTATGTTGCAAACGCCAGCTCGTATGACAACCGGGCCAACTTATCAGAGACGTTCTTTAAACAGCTTGAGACGTATGATGGCACTGACATTGGTCGTCAAGAGATTTATGGTGAGATCCTTGACCCAGAAGCGTCGGGTATCATCAAACGCAAGCAGTTCCGCATGTGGCCAGCTACCAAACCCACACCAACACTGGAATATGTAATCGCCTCATACGATCCGGCTACCAGTGAAAAGACAATGAACGACCCAACAGCTTGTACGGTATGGGGCGTGTTTGATCAAACAGACGCGGGCACCTGTGTAATCTTGTTAGACGCATGGGATGCCCACCTATCATACCCAGAGTTGCGTAAGAAAGTCATCTCTGACTTTAAGGAAGTGGTATACGGGGCCGACAATGAGTTTGGCAAAGGCAAAAAAGCCGACTTGATCCTCATGGAAGATAAGTCTGCTGGTATCTCATTGATCCAAGAACTACAGGGCGCGAATGTGCCTGTACGTGGATATAACCCAGGGCGTGCCGATAAGGTACAGCGATTAAACATTGTGGCCCCACTGGTCGCTAAAGGAAAAGTCTTCATACCAGAAGACGCTACCTTAAAAGGTGACTTTGCGGACTGGGCAAAACGGTTCCTAAGACAGGTGTGCTCGTTTCCTGAGGCCGGAGGCCATGATGACTATGTTGACTCCTTATCACAGGCACTGCGTGTATTGCGTGATTCTGGCTGGTTACAGCTCGATCCACTGCCTGCAAGAGACTATGATTACGCAGATGACGACTATAAACGCAAGTTTAACAACCCATACAGCCAATAAGGGCGGATAACCCCACTTTATTGCATTATTGTAATTAGGTACAGACATTCTTACCCCTAAATTCCAATATGTTGGAGATGATACAATAAAGACATCTTCACATTCAAAATATTAAAAAACTTATGGCAAATCCACAATTACCGATTCAAACTGGCGCTAACTTGCCGGGTCTTGACACAGAACAAGACATTGAAGAGTTGCAAGCTCGTGATGAGGCAGTTGATTACTACGAAGCGGCTTTGGGTTTAGAACCCAGTGATATAGAAGAAGAAGTTATTGAATTAGAAGATGGTTCTGTAGTTGTTAACTACCTTCCAACTAAAAGCCCTAATGAAGCACCAGAGTTCTATGCCAACTTGGCAGAAGTATTTGACGAGAGCACATTAAATTCATTAGCATCAGAATACCTCGACCTTATTGAAGTTGATAAAGAGTCACGTAAGCAACGTGACAAGCAATACGAAGAAGGTTTACGTCGTACAGGCTTAGGTAAAGACGCGCCCGGTGGTGCCACGTTTGATGGCGCCTCTAAAGTTGTCCATCCAGTGATGGCTGAGGCTTGCGTAGACTTTGCAGCATCAGCATCAAAAGAATTATTACCGCCAGATGGTGTTGTTAAGTCAAACATCAAAGGCAACTCTGACCGTTTAAAAGAAGAAACTGCTGCAAGAAAATCAGAATTTTTAAATTGGCAGTTAACAGAACAAGTTCCAGAATACCGAGACGAGATGGAGCAGTTGCTGACCCAACTCCCACTCGGCGGTTCCCAATTCCTTAAGTGGCGTTTTGACTTAGAGCAAAAGCGTCCTACTTGCGAATGGGTAGCCATCGACAACATCTATCTTCCGTACGCATCTACAAACTTCTACACATCACCACGTGTAACTGAAGTACAAGACATTACAGAAGACACATTTTTACAGCGCGTTGAAGCTGGTATCTACCGTGACATCGACACAGAGTACACCTCTGATGCACCACTCACAGAACAGACCCGCGCCCAAGAAGCCAACGACAAAATCGAAGGCAAAGAGAACCCATCTAAAAACATCGACGGCTTGCGTCGTGTTTACGAGATTACCTGCTTTATGCGTCTTGATGATGACAGCGAGACCGATGGTCGCCGCGCACCGTACATCATGACCATTGATGAAACAACCAGCAAAGTAGTAGCGCTGTATCGTAACTGGGAGTGCAATGACGAAAAACTCACGAAACTCGATTGGTATGTGGAATTCAAGTTCATCCCTTGGCGTGGCGCTTACGCTATTGGTCTGCCCCATCTTATTGGTGGCCTCGCTGCTGCTCTTACTGGTGCTCTCCGCGCTTTGTTGGACGCTGCGCATATTAATAACAGCCAGACTTTACTTAAGCTCAAAGGCGGAAGAATTGGTGGTCAATCTGACCGCATCGAGCCAACACAGGTAATTGAAATTGAAGGCGCACCAGGTGTAGATGATGTTCGCAAGTTGGCAATGGCTATGCCGTTTAACCAACCATCTTCTGTACTGTTTAACCTCCTTGGATGGTTAACAGATGCAGCTAAAGGTGTAGTATCTACATCTGACGAAAAGATTGGCGAAGCAAACCACAACATGCCAGTTGGCTCAGCTCAAGCTCTCATTGATCAAGGCGCTAAAGTATTCTCAGCAATTCATGCC